GGCGCCTCGAGCGTGGTCGCCTGCACCGGGGTCCCGCCGGCGGTGACGTCGTACCCGCCCGGCCACAGGGCGGCGGCGGCGACCCGCTGCACCCGGGCCGCGGCGGTCTCCCCGGCGCCCTGGGGTGCGGTCGCGACCCGGTCCGAGGCGACCAGGACCGAGGTCCCATCGACACACGCGACCTGCGCTTCCTGCTCGGCGGGGTCCCAGCTGTAGCCGCGGGTCGCGATGAACCCGACGAACGCCCGCACCCACCCCGCGGTGTCGTAGGTGGCGCGGACCCCGAACGCCTCGAGCAGCTCACGCACCAGGGACGGGGCACGCCACGAGATCCGCACCGGGGTGCGGTCGCCGAGGATGTCCCGGTGCGGCCCGTTCCACGGGTCCCACTGGGGCCCGTCCAGGGTGAACGCGGCCGACGCGGACTCCCACCGGCGGGTCACCCCGTCGTCGGTGTTGCTGCCGGCCGTCAGGCGCAGGTCGTCGAGCAGGTCGCAGGTCACGTCGAGCCAGTCGCCGGCGGTGGTGTCCGAGGTGCCCCACCGGGACTGTCCCCACGCGGAACGGCCCCACAGGGCGGCGTCGACGGCACGGCCGATCGCGAGCTCGACGAGCAGCTCGACCCCGTACGCGGTGGTCGCCGGCATCACACGGTCCCGAAGATGACGCCGGCGGCCTCACCGCGGCGGATCAGGGCCTTGAGGTAGCGCGCGGTCGCGACAGGGTCGGACGACTCCGGCACGTTCACGTTGATGGTCACCCCGCCGGCGGGGGGTGCGCTGCGACCCAGGCTCCGGCCGGACACGGTGGGCCCGGACGGTGGTGGGGCGCCGGCGCCCGGTGCGGCGCGTCCGAAGATCGACCCGATGGTCGACCCGATGTTCTTCACGACGTCCGGGATCTTGATCCGGCCCAGCCACTCGATCACGGACCGGATCGCGTCGACCACGTTGTCGAACGCCCGTTCGACGGCGTGGATGGGGGTCAGGATCGCGTTCAGGGCGCTGCCGGCGGCCGACTTGATGCCCTCCCACACGGCCGACACGGCGGACTTGATGCCCTCGAAGATGCCGACGTAGATCCCGACGTAGATCCGGACGCCGGCGACGAGCAGGTTCCACGCGGCCGTGGCGGCCGAGACGAGCCAGTTCCACACGGCGGCCGCGGCCGCCTTGATCCCGGACCACGCCGCGGCCCAGATGTCCTGGAACCACGTGGTCTTGGTCGCGATCAGGACCACCGCGGCGACGAGCAGCACCACCAGGCCGATGATGAGGCCCAGGGGGTTGGCGTTCAGGGCGGCGTTGAGCAGCCACTGCACCGCGGCCCACGCCTTGGTGGCGACGGACGCGGCGGTGGTGGCGACGGTGTTCGCGATCCGGGCGGCGGTGTCCTTGATGGTGGACAGCGACAGGGATTCTTGGGCGACCCGGAACAGGATCGTGGCGCCCTCGGTGGCGTCCATCGCGGTGGCGACCAGGGTCAGGGAGTCGGCGGCCTGCCCGAACCCGGCGGCGTCCAGTGCGCCGGCCAGCGCGCCGAGGCCGGTGGCGGTGTCCCCGGTGCGGTCCCCGAGATCCCCGATCTTCTCGGCGGTGCGGCCGGCGGAGCGGCCGGCGTCCTCGAGTCCCTTGGTGGCGTCGCGGGCGTCGGCGACGATGTCGACGGCGAGCACCGCGGTCTTGCCGGCCACCGGGTCACCTCCTGCCCTTGGTCTTCTTCGTCACCGCGTCGTCCTGGTCCCGCAGCACCTGCAGGACCGTGAGCACCATCTCGTCCTCTTCCTGCCACCACGGCCCCGGGTGCGTGTTGGTGGCCACGGCGATCTCGGCGATCAGCCGGCCCCAGGTGCCGGCTCGGTAGGGCCCACTTCCTCGTCGTCGAGCTTCGCGATGTCGTCGACGCTCTCCCGGTACACCTCGAACTTCAGGGACATGTCGATGTCGCCGCTGTGCCGGGACGCGGCCCAGGTGATGAACAGCAGGTACCCGAACGGGTCGTCCTCCCGGGACAGCCAGTCGTGCTGCTTCGCGGTGCGGGCCTGCAGGCTGTAGTCGAAGGGGCGCGTCCACACGTCCCAGGTGCGTTCCGAGGTGGTCACCCGGTACCGCTCCCGGGACGTCGTCAGCCGGTTGGTGTCGCTCACGCGCCCTTCACCCCCGCGATCGCGTCCTGCAGCTCGTCGAAGTACAGGCCCACCCACTGGTCCTCGGACGAGCGTGCGGCGTCGGTCAGGAACGGGTTGGCGCGGATGTTGTGCGCCGGCCAGCCGTTGTGGATCGGGCCGGCGTACACCAGGGAAGACCCCATCTCGACGCGCTCGGTGCCGGCGTCCGCGGACAGGGACGCGACCAGGCGGCCCGAGCGGACCGGGGTGCGCGGCCGGGCCCGGCCGAGGACGAGGTCGCCGACGCGCCGGTTCACGGCGGCGAGGTCCTCGAGCTGCTCGCCGGCCTGCCGCATGGTCCGCTCGAGCTGCTCGCCACCCCGGACGGTGAACATGCCCGTCACGCGGCGTCCCCGTAGGCGTACGCGGTGGCGGGGTCGAAGTTGTCGAGCGCGAACTCGAAGTCGGCGTTCAGGTAGTCGCCCACGGCGTCGGCGCCGAACCGCAGCGGGTGCAGCTTCAGTTTCCCGGTGGCTGTGGTGCCGACCGCGGTGGACGGGGTGAACGTGAAGTCGACGACCTCGCCGGCGTGCTCGTTGCACAGGGCGAAGAATCCGGTGGCGTGGCCGGCGTCGATGTCGAGGTTCCCGGACAGGACCCAGTCGGTGACGTCGGGCTTGCTGTAGGTGTGCCCGCACAGCCGCTGCTTGGTGTCGCCGGCCGTGACGGACGGGTCGATCGCGGCGTCGTTGACGAGGCAGGACACGTCGATCGGGGTCCCGGTCATCCCGATCTCGAGGGTGCCCGGGGCGAGGTTCCCGGTGCCGTCGGCGGTGGTGGTCATCGTCAGTCTCCGATCGTGGTCGTCGAGGTCCAGGACACCCGGTAGGCCGGCAGGGGGTCCCCACCGTTCGGGTCGTTCACGGCGTCCCGGGTGAACGTGGTGAACGAGGCCGCCCCGGCGACCTGGTCGACGAGGGCCGACAGGGCTTTCGTCGCGGACGGGGACCCGGTGTTCGCCACCACGAGGTAGGCCACCCACTCGACGGTCAGCCGGTTGCGGTCGAACCGGAACGACCCCTCAGGTGGGATGACGTACACGCACGGGGTGTTCAGGTCGCGGATGTCGTCGACGGCGCGGACGCCGGCGGCCTCGAACGTGGCGAGGACGCCGGCGACCGCAGCGGCGAGGCTCATCCGGCCACCGGCCTGGTCAGGTGCAGCAGCAGGTCGACGTCGCCGTCGCGGCGTGGCAGGTACACCACGTTGTCCGTGAACGACTCGACGCCGGACGGGGTGTTCCGGCGCCGGTACCAGCGCGCCGCGAGCATCACGGCGGCGAGCTTCACGTCGGCCGGCCAGCCGTCCTCGCCCGGGGGTGCCTGGTCGGGGTGCGGGTTGGCGACGTACGGGACGGTGGAGACCCACGCGTTGGTGGCGGCGACGGCCTGGTCGATCACGGCGTCGTCGGACGAACCTGCCTCGAGCTTGAGCCAAGTTCGTACGTCGTCCGCCGTGATCGCCACGCCCGTTACTTCTTCGCCCGCGAGGTGTCGGCGGCCGCCTCGTCGGCGGCGAGCACCGGGCCGATGCCGACGACGCCGGCCGGGTTGAACACGCCGGGTGCACCCATGCCCCAGATGGCGTTGTCCTGCCCGAGCTTCGCGACGTCCTCCGCCGTGGCGGTGTACGGGCCGTCCTCGAGCCACTTCGCGGCCCGGCCGTTGGACACGACGAGGGTCCCCGGGGGGGCCCACGGGTCGTTGATGATGCTCAGCCCGGACACGTTGATCGCGAGGCTCCCCGCGTCGGCGGTGCCGGACGCGTTGTTCGTGCCGTACGGCGCGGGGTACAGGCCATCGAGTCCGGCGATCGCAAGGAACACGTCGTCGGCGGCGATCGCGACCGTGGCCGGCTGCCCGGTCGCGGCGCGGACCTTCATCGACGCATCGAACAGGGACGCCTTGAGGCCGGCCGCGTCCCCGGTGGCCGGGTCCCAGGGGACCCCGTTGGCGGCGGCCGCGGCCACGGCGGTGATGAACACGGCGTCGGTGATGTAGTTGTACCCCGACAGCAGCAGCTCCATGTAGGCGGCCCGGTAGTCCGGGGACGAGCG